TGGCAATCAATAAAGGATTTATCGCTCAGATGGAAGTAGAGATCTTTACTCGCGATCATGGATTGCAGAAAGGTAAATACTTGTTTACATTAGACAACTATCATGCAAACCCAGATGTGATAGATAATAATGTAAGTGAAACTCCTCAGGAGCACAAATCACATAATTGTATTGCGTTAAATAACGGTCAATACGCATTGTATCCTAATAATAGGATGCGTCTGTATGACCTCTCCTTGACCCCAGAAGAACCCACGTTCCCCGATTTCAAAGTATCTACCATAGAATACGAAGTCGAGGGTGGAACCGATTGGGGACGCCTTGGAGACACTGATAATTATTTTTGGGAAACTAATGCTGAGCGAAAACTACGGACGGAGACCACAGATGGACAAGCGGGTAGACAAGAGTGAAGAGTTCAAAGAGTCAGGAATGACCTTGATTACTGAAACCGATAGCGAGCGTCATCTCAAAAGGGCAAGGAAGATCAAAGATGTCAAGGAGGGTGAAATCTTTGACAACCAGGAAGAATGGGCGGACGGATTCTGTGGTAAGTGATAAATAGTAACAGCCTATTGCTGTGTCTAAATGCCTTCTTTTCAGACATTCAAAGACTTGAGTGTTACTTTTAAGAAACATCCTGTTACTAGTGATCTAGTAACAGTGAAGGATAAGGCAGCTATCGTACAATCGATTACTGCTTTACTTCTTACTAGGAAAGGAGAAAGACCATTTCAACCCAATCTAGGTTGCAATATTCAAAATGTTCTATTTGAACCATTGGATTATGCATCTGGTGCTGTCATCAGATCAGAGATTCTTGAAGTCTTGGAACGTTATGAACCAAGAATTGTTGTCAATCAAATTCTCTGTACGCCAGATTTCATGAATAATGGATACGAGGTGGAATTGCAGTATACGATTATTGGCAGAAATGACGACCCAGTGGCTGTAGACTTCTTCTTAGAGCGTACACGATAATGCCTTATACTCAGGTTGCCAATTTAGACTTTGAAGATATCAAAGCAGCTCTTAAAGATTATTTGAGAGCACAGTCAGATTTCACTGACTATGATTTTGATGGATCGGCATTATCGACGCTGATTGATACACTTGCCTATAATACGTATTATACGGCGTTTAACACTAATATGGTAGTCAATGAACTATTCATTGATTCTGCCACCTTAAGGGACAACGTAGTAGCGATTGCGAAGCAACTAGGGTACAGACCCAAGAGTGCTACCGCTCCTACTGCGTATGTCTCTTTTACTGTAACTTATACCAACCCAACAACAGATACAGAACTCCTGCTGAAGAAAGGAACGGGATTCATTGCAAACTATGACAACAACATTTATCAGTATGTTGTACTAGATGATGTAAAAGCACAAGTTTCAAATAATGTCGCGACATTTACCAATGTTGAGGTAAAGGAAGGAACACAACTAACTAACACCTTTATCATCAACACATCTTTGAAGTCTCAAAGATTTTTCTTAGATAATGAAGACATCGATACTAATACTATCAGAGTAAATGTATTCCCATCTGGTGGATCATTTAGTGAACCTTGGTTAGTTTCTGATAACATTATTGGTGTTGACGGTAACTCTAAGATTTTCTTCCTGGAAGAAGTAGAAGATCAAAGATATGAACTCTTGTTTGGTGATGGTGTTATTGGTAAGAAATTAGAAAATGGCACACGAGTAGAAGTTTCTTACTTAACAACAGCAGGACCAGAAAGCAACGGAGTCCGAACATTTGTATTCTCTGGAGTATTGGAGAATACAAATGGTGTTTCTCCTAATGCATTTACTGTAAACATTACTTCTAGTGTTGCTTCTTCTGGTGGTGAAGAAATTGAATCACTTAAAAAGATTAAGTATACTGCACCAAAAGCATATGGAGCACAAGATCGTGCAGTAACAGCACAAGATTACTCTGCAATTGTTCGTAAGATATATCCAGCAATCAGTGACATTATTATTTTTGGTGGAGAAGATCAAGTACCACCAGAATATGGAAAAGTTTTTATTGTCATCAAACCATCTGATGCATCATATCTAACTGCAATAACTAAGAATCAAATTGTTGCAGAATTGAAGAAGTATATTGTTGCTTCTATTCAACCAGTAATTACAGATCCTTCTATTCTCTATGTTGAGATGGATAGTAAGATTTTCTACGATGGTTCAGTAACAGATCAAACACCAGCACAGATTAGAGACAAAGCAATCGGTTCTCTTCAGTCTTATCTTGATACAAGTGATACTGAGAAGTTCAATGGTAAGTTTAGATATAGTAAAGCAATTGGTGTAATTGATGATGCTGATAGAAGCATCAATTCTAATCTAACTGAACTTACAATGAGGAAGGATTTCTATCCACAACTCAATTCTACATTCTACTACGAGATTTGTTTCCAGAACGAATTTGATAAAGATTGTGAAGGTCCAACCCTCGCTAGCACTGGGTTTAGAGTTACTGAATATCCCAATTTTGATGTCTATCTAGAAGATAGGGATGGCAAAATTGTCCTATATAGACTAGATCCTTTAACTGGCGAAAAAGTTGTTCTAGACAAGGAAGTTGGTGATATTGATTATGTCAAAGGTGAGTTAATGATTTATGATCTAACTATTATTAAAGGTAGTTTCTTTGATAATAGAATCTCAGTTAAAGTAAAACCGTTATCTAATGATATCAAAGCACTTCGCGAAGTGTATCTTGATGTTGACGTTGCGAATTCCTCGTTCACTGCATACAAAGAGTAATTAAATGGCTGCCAAGACCAAAAGAATTTCTACTCTTATTGAGTCACAACTTCCAGAGTTCATTTCTGGCGAATATGAACTTTTTAGTAGATTTCTAGAAAAATACTATGAATCACTAGAAGTCCAAGGCGGAACCTTGGATGTGATTAATAATCTTCAGAAATATGCAGACATTGATTTTTACGAGAAGAATCTGTTAAAGCAGAGCAATCTCCTGGCAACCCAGATCGACGAGAATTCTTCTACAATTGTACTACAGGACGCATCTTCTTTTCCAACAAAGAATGGTTATGTGCGAATTGATGACGAGATCATCTTTTATGCAACTAGAACAGATACAGAATTAAGAGAATGTTCTAGAGGTGTTAGTGGAAACACGACTCTTGGCGATTTGTATGACAGTAGCGATTTTGTAAGCACGACTGCTACTACACATGCTGCTGGAAGAACAGTATATAATGTAAGCAATCTTTTCCTGTATGCATTTGTCAAGAATTTTGAAAATCAATACTTAGGATCATTCCCAGAAAAGTATCTTAAGGGAGATGTTGACAAAAGAACTCTGATTAAGAATATTCAGAAGTTCTACAAAACTAAGGGAACTTCTAGTTCTATTAGTTTTATTTTCAATACGATTGTCAATAAAGAACCAGATTCTCCTAAAGTATACAACCCAAAAGACTTTACTTACAAATCGTCTGAATCTGATTGGGTAAAAACTTTTGCTATTAAAGCAAAATTGGTATCTGGTAATCCAAAAACTCTGATTGGTAAGAAATTAGTTCAAACTGCAACTACAGAGTATGGATATGCAGATGCAATTGTTGATAATGTTTCTCCACTAGGAACTTTTGATGGAGAACAAATTTACAATATTGTTCTTGCACCAGAAACAGTTAATGGAGAATTTTCTGTATCTACTAAAACTAAATTAGAGACAAGATTAGATCAAACCAAAACATCTGGCAGAATTGATGTATTCTCAACAATTGGATGGGATAAAGAAGGATCAATTCTGATTGGCGAAGAAGTTATTGAATTTGAAGATAAAAACGCTACGCAATTTATTATCAAGTCAAGAGGATCAATTCCCTTAACATATGAAGTTGGAGAAACTGTATACAAACCTGTCAGTCTCACTAGTGAAGATGTAAGACTCATTTCAATGGGTATTGTATATGATTTGCAAATTAAATCAAGCAAACCATATGCATCTTCAGGAGATAAAATTCAAGTATCTCCTCCAGGATTTCAAACTGCAGATCCAAAAATTGTTTTAACAGGGACTAATACTCCTAGATGGATTTTTAGTTCTTCATCTGTTAGTGCTCCTACTAATACAAATGTAGAATCTGCACTTAGCGAAGTAAAAACAAATGTTTCTGCTATTTTCGCAGACGATCAATACTACTATATTGCTAGTTCTTCATATCCAAATTATACCATACTGGATGGTGTAACTGCAACCCAAAGAGTAGAAGATCAAAATTTACTACGTTTAATCAGAAGGCAGTCTACAAGAACTACCGAAGTTTACAAGACACCAAAGAAAGATGTTGGCATCTTAGTAAATGGCACCCCAATTTATAGTCACAAAGATAGTGAAAGCATTAGATATGGTTTACTAGAAAAAATTGAGGTTGAGTCTCGTGGATCTGGATATGTAAATCCACCATTTGTTCTTGTAGATGGACTCCCAAATAAAGCAAGGGCAGTCATGTCGGGACAGATTGTCGATGGTTATATTATTGATACCCAAGATGTATTTCCAAAAACTCCAGAAATCACTGTTACTTCTGGAAGAAATGCTTCTGTTCGTGCAATTGTAACTAATGGCAAGGTAACCAGTCTAGTAATTGATAATCCTGGTGAGTTTTATTCTTCTCCACCAATTGTAAGTATTAGAGATAGAAAAGGAAAAGGAAGATTTGCAAATTTTGAAGCTATCGTAGATATTGATGGTGATATCACAGGATTCAATAAAATTGAAGAAGGTAGTTTCTATACTCAGGAAAATATTGAAGTAGTTATTATTCCTGTAGGATCTGGAGCAGTAGGAACTCCATTATTGAAAGAATGGAATAAAAACAGATACGAAAAATTAAAGTCAGATCTTGATACTGAGAATGGATATCTCTTTGCTAATACTAATGTTAAGTATGGATATGGATACGGACATGTAGCAAACCCCAAAACCCTCCGTGTAACCTTAAGCGACAATATTGACTCTACTGGTAGTGAACCAACAAATAAAACTCACTCACCTATCATTGGTTTTGCTTATGATGGAAATCCAATTTATGGTCCTTTTGGATATACAAATCCTTTAAATTCTCAATCATCTATTTCTAGAATGACTTCCAGTTATTCTTTGAAAGGAAGTAGAACTGATGGTCCAACGGTTTCTGAGTATCAACTAGGATTTTTCACAAATGACTATGAATACGTCCACAAGTCTGGATCTTTGGATGAAAACAACGGAAGATACTGTGTTACTCCAGATTTCCCAGAGGGAACTTATGCATACTTCTTGACAATTGATAGTAATCAAGAACCACAGTTCCCATATTTTGTTGGGGAAAATTTCTATTCTCTTCCAGTAGATAGTAACTATAATTCTGACATTTCACAGTCAGAAATTCCCAAGAATGCAAAAAGATTAAATTCTTCTGGAATTACCAACAATGGTGAAGGTCTGATTGCTTCTGTTTCCGAAGTAAAGTCTGGAACTGTAGATTCTCTACAAGTTGACGATTCTTCTGCAAACTTCTCTCCAAATTCTAAAGTATATTTTGACAATTCAGATACCGAAGGAAAAGATGTAGAAGCGATTGTATCTTCTGTTAATGGAAAATCTGTAAACTATTTACAGAGTAAAGAAGATAAGGTAGTTAGATTAACTACTATTCAAAATGCATATTTGTTTACAGATGATACGTTGACTCAACCATCATCGAATGCTTCTGGAACTATTGTTGGTTTAGTACAAAATGAGAATGTAATTGTTCTCAAAGATGTAATTGGTACATTTGATAACACTGGTACTTTCTCCGCTACAATTAAGACATTCTCCTTACTAATCGATCAAAACGGAAGTTATACTGGAGGTGCTACTCTATTCTTGACAGATGGAAAGAATCCACCTGTTGCTGAAGCAATAATCTTAGAATCGACAAACAAACAAAACATTGTAACTATTAAAGCTACCGCAGGTGATTGGAATTTATTCAATGATCCTAATAATGATTACTTTATTCAATCGGATAATTTATTCAATACTTCTGGATCCAGAATTATTACTCTGTCCTCTTTGAGTGATAACTTAGAACCATTTGAAGTCAATCAAAGTGTTGCTCTTATCGAGACAGCAACAAACCATGGACTAGGGGTTGGAGATGATGTAATCATTGACGTTAATCCAGATGATGCAACTAAATCTAAAACTTATTATGTGAGAAAACGTCTGTACCAAGAGGTTACTTTCTTAACTCCCAAAAATAGCACTAAAGTTAATTTCAGTGGTATTGGTAGATTTGATATCTTAAATGGCGGAATTGGATATGCTGTTGGAACATATGAAGATGTTTCTTTAACTGGAGGATCAGGAACTGGAGCAAAAGCAACTCTGGTAGTCAGTGAAAAGGTAATTGGCGGTAATCCAACTGGCGTCGTATCTAGTGTAACAATTACCAATTTTGGATCTGGATATAAAAAGTTTGATGATCTCAGTGTGGAAGATTCAGACCTTCAAAGATCTTCTGCTCCAACACTAGGAAACTCAAGACTGACAATTCGTATAGATCATGCTGGATTTGCTGCAGGTAGCAATTCATTGTATGTTGATAGCACTATTGGTTTTGCTAACAACGATCTTCTACAAATTGGCAATGAAGTAGTTAAAATCACTTCTATCGATAGTACAAACAATATTTTTACCGTAGAGAGAGCACAAGACGGTACTTCGGAATTAGATCATTATGATAATCAAACTGTATCTCTTTATAAAGGTGGATACAACTTTACAGACAACTATAGAATAACGACAGATTCTGGAAGTGGATTTATCAGATCATATGATAGAGAAACTCAAAAAGCAATTATTGTATTTGAGTATTCTACCACAAAATTGACTGCTAGAAGTCTTCTAGTAGGAACAAACTTTTTTGATGCTAGTGCGCCAACGAATAGATTTGTTTCTGTTGGTTCTGCTACTACACCAGATTTCAAGTTTGAATTTTCTGAGGATAATACAACTTTTACAAAAAATCCAAACATCGACATCCAAGAGTTTTACAGATATGTCTTTGATACATCTCATTCATCAATGACTGGTGTTGCTTTGGACTTTAGTCCAAGCAAGAATTATAATGTTGTTACTGTTGAGAAACTACAATCCTCAGTTTCTCCTGGATCAACAGGAGCACTAATTGATTTAAAATTTGGTTTTGGATCTCGTTTAGCAACAAACGGATATTCTGAAAAAGTTGGTACTGATTTTACCAACTTCTATTACTTTGATAAGAATGGTATTGTTTCTTCTGATGATAAGTATTTGAAGATTATTACCGATCCTCTTCAAGGCAATAAAAAAGTAACTTATGTAACTCCAAACAGATTTGTATACGATGTTCCATTTGAACCTCTGTATGACGGTTCGGGAACTATCACATACAAGACAACTGGAGAGTTTGCTGTAGGCAGTATTGATTCCTTTAGGATCACAAATTCTGGTTTGAACTATAAGAAAGTTCCTATTATTAGTGGTGTTGATCCCAATACAAATTTCAAAGCAAAAGGAACTGTAATATTTGATACTATTACAAACACCATTAATGGTGTTAATATTACAGACAAGGGTTCTAATTACATCAGTCCCAAAGTCGTCATAACTAACGGCGATGGATCTGGAGCAGAATTCAATGTAATTTCCAGAGGTGGCGAAATTTTCTCGATTACTGTAAAAAATTCTGGAAAGGGATATACCTATCAACCAGAAATTGAAATTGTAGAAGGATCTGTTGAAATCTATGCAGTCAGTAATTCAATTGGAGTTCCACAAAGCATTAGAATTACTCAGAATGGTGGGGCATATCATTTAGATAAAACTGTAGCATCAACATTCACTGGAAAATATGTCGTTTCCTTAAAGAACCCACAAGGAAAGTTCTTGGAAGGAGAGATTGTAACACAAACAATTAACGGTATCGAAGTCAGCAGAGCAGAGGTTTCTGAGTGGAGATCTGGATCTAATTTACTAAAACTAGAAAAGATCCAAGGTACATTGAGACAGAATTTTGAACTTAAAGGTTCTGTATCTAAATCTACGGGAACAGTAACTTCTATCTTTGTTACTGAATTAAATCCATTAATTGCTAGTTTCTATGACAACATTGGATACTATGTTTCTGATAGAGGAAGACTAGGAGTTTCCAATCAAAGAATTATTGATAGTCATTTTTATCAAGACTACTCTTATGTAATTAAATCTAAAACTTCTATCGAACAGTGGCGTGATTTAATTAAATCTACAACACACCCAGCAGGATTTAAACTGTTTGGCGAAGTTGCAATTGATGCAGAAGCAACTAATAAGATGCCAGTTCAGTCTCCTAGTGCGGGACACTTTACTGTTATCCAGTTGTGGGACCCACAAAAGAATACTGTTACTGTTGAAAACACTAGAAGAACTATCACACAAACAGTTCAAAAAGTAGATCAGTATAATATTATAAAAGGACTAGGTTCAGCATCTACTTCTGAATTTAATTTCAATGAAACTAGAGCTTTTGAGGTCAAACTATCAGCAGACTTTGATGGTTATTATGACACTGATGGTAGACTACAAGGAACAAGAACGTTCCAAGTAAAAGATGATGAAGGAAATCTCTTTACTCCATATAGCGCAAGTAACTTAATCATTACTCTAGATGGAGTGTTGCAAGAACCAGAAGTTGCATATACTGTATCAGGACAAACTATCACATTTGCAAACCCACCACTGGGCGATAATACAAAACAAACTGGAAATGCTATCAGTGATGTAACAAGATATGATGGTGTTACATTCTATGGAAAATATATTCAGTTTAAAGATAATCAATATGATAACAGATATATTAAGAAGATCAGAAATATTTTCCAGAGAAATGGAAGATGGATTGATGCAGCAAATCAAGTTGAAAGAAACAGAGCGTTTATTGTTGCAGAATCGATTGGATATGCTAAAGAAAAATATCCTACTCTAGATTGGAGTACAAAAACTGATGATTACGAGAGAGATCTTGGATTTATTATTGATGCGTATTCACATGATTTAAGATTTGGTGGAAATGTAAAAATCAATAGTTATCTCAACATTATCAATGATGACAATGATTATGATTACTTTACTACAAACAAAACTGAGTCTTTAGGTATTGTAAGGTATCTTACAAATCTAGTCAATCTTTCTGTTAGAAATTGGGATTTTGTAGAAGAAAATGTTTCTTACTTACAAGGATCATTTAAAGTTACTGTTTCCGATACTAAAAATTTAGCAGTAGGAATGTGTATAAGTTCTGGAACTGCTTTCTCTTCAGGCACTAAAATTGTATCTATTGATAGCAATACCGAAATTACACTAAACAAAGCTGCTCTAGCAAACTCTGGAGGAGGTGGTGGTGCATCTGTTGGTATTACAAACCTTCAAGGAACAGCACCAGCAGGAGGAACTACATTACCAACAGCAATTGGTCGTGTTGTATCAGGAGGTCAATATCAAGTTCCTCCTGGATCGGTTGTAGCAGTTCCTGTATCATTCTCTAGTTCTGATAGTGCCACTTTCTTCTTTAGTGGTATTAATAACGGAACTTATTATGATGCATCGAATTTAATTGAACGTAACAAGCAGTATATTCGTGAAGAACTCGTAGGATGGTTTGCTGCTACATATCCTGCTACAACATGGACGGATCTAGTCAAAGATGTAAATGAATATGTTGATAGTGTAGTATATCATTTACGTTTTGGTGGTAATGAATACGTAGTAGATTTAGCACAAAATTATTACCAGAATACTTTCTACCCATATCCAGAAACTTTAAAGTATGGGGTAGATGCTACAAAATTCTCTGCTGGATATTCTTACGTAAGAGATCTCATGGTTCTTGCCATGAGAAACGGTTTACCTGCAGGAACATACACAAATGTTGCTCCATATTTTGATAATTCTATTGCAACTGATCCATCATTCCCACTATGCGCTCAGGTAGAATCTGCTTTAGATTCTTTCTACTCCATCGTGAATACCGTTTTAACGGAAGGAAAAGGATTGGTAGAAAAATCTCCTGTCAATTCCAGTAAACCAGGAAATTGGACTGGTCTATTGCCATACTCCAACTATACTATTATTCCCGATTCGTTATTGCCTTCTTATGAATGCGCTGATGTAGTTTCTTCCGTTGACTCATTATATACAACGATTGTCAATATCTTAGATGGCAATTCTGTTCCTGTTGCTTATCCAGATTATGTTGATGGAGAAAATAAAATCTTTGAATTGTATTGGGAAGATGGATCAGATGTTATTACAGAAGATGACGAAGATCTATTTTTAACTATCAATGCTGTACTACAAAAACCTAAGTACCGAGAAGATTATCCTGCAGAAGATGCATACTACATTGATAGAACTGTAATTCCAAATAGAATTGTTTTTGATGTAGCACCTATTTGGGATCAAGATCTTGGTGCTAAGAGTATTGGTGAACCAACTGCAGTTGAAAAGGTTGTTGGAGTAGGTGTCGGTAATTACAAGCGTCTTACTGTAGACAAAAACCTAATTGATGGATCTCGTGGTGGTCCATTCTTAATCTTAGACTTAGAAGATCTTACAGTTCAGAGTATCGAAGACAATGCATACTTATATGTTTTCTTAGACGGAGTTCTGCAAAGAGAAGGATATTCATATGATGTTGTCGGTCCAAATATTACATTTAAGGCTCCTATTAAAGAGGAGATGAAGATCGATATTAGATATCTCTATGGAAGAGAAATCGGTCAAATTCTAAACATCTACGATTACTTGCCAGATACGTATTATGCTAAAGGTAGCGTAGAACTACAAACAACATCAGGAGCTGCTGCTTTAGTAGAAGGTTCTTGGGCTGGAGAATATGCTGGCAATACACTACAGTGTTGGCAAATTAATCCCGATGGAACTAGAAATATTATTGGAGAAGTTCTTGAAATAGTTGCTACTGGAGACGTTCTAAATCTAGACGTTTATGGTATGAAGTGTGAATTAATACAGGGATCTTCTGTAGTGTTTGTAATTAAAGGACATTATGATGTTAATTACACAGTTCCACTTGCGTCCACTGGATCCAGTATAACATACGATGTTGATGATGCTGGAAGATTGCAACTTTCCGATAACTTTACTGCTTGGAAAGGATCTATCATCAGAAAGTCTTACAAGAATCCTTTTGTAAGTCTATCAGATAACGACTTTATCCGAGTCGAGGGAGAATCAAGATTTAGAAGAATTAAGAAACTTCCACAGGTTGTAGGAACAAGAGAAGAAAGACTTCAGAAAGGATCTACAAATTCTATATTTGGCACAGTTGAGGTAGAGACTTATAGTGGCGTTACTAGAGGAGAAGGACTCAGTGTAGTTGCAGAAATTAAAAATGGTAAAGTATTAGAAGTTGCTATCCAAAATGCTGGGTCAAATTATAGCGATGCCACTGGAATTGCAATTCCAGAATTTACAGAAACTATTGCTGGTGTCGATGTTAAGAAATTTGGTCTTGTAATTGATATTACAACAACTAATGGCGCAGTTACTTATATCAAGATTGTAGAGGGTGGGGAAAACTATGACATCGGTGATGTCATTGAAATTCCTGGAGGAACTGACGGAACGTTTACTATTAATAATGTACTAGATGGTTACGTTTCAAATCTAACATGGAACCAAAGAAGTTTTGATCCATTAACTCAACCAACCGCATATCAATATTACACACCACCAGTTCTTAACTTTATTCCTCAAGGTGGAAATGGTGGTGGAGCAAAAGCAGTTGTTCTTGTAAGTAAAGGACAAATTGTTAGTGTTGATCTAATAGAAGGTGGTGAAGGATATACCGAAGCACCTTTAGTCCGTGTTTCTAGAAGATATGATCTGAAAAAAGAAAGAGGAGTTGGTGTTTCTCTAATCAATCTCAGAATGAATCCATACGTAGAAACCGCTGGTATGACAGCGATTTCCACGGTTGATGTTCTTGGAAACCAAGTATCTGGGGTTAACTCTTTCACTTCTGTTTTCTTCGATAGTCCTGTTGATGCTGATAGAGTAATCACCGCTCAAATTCAGTTGGTTGAAGAAACTGGAGAAGACCTAGATGCTGGATTGGTAGAACTTCTTTCTACTGTTACTAGCGAAAGAGATACTGCATTAATTGATACAGAACACGAAGTTACTGAGATTAGTGTTTACATTGAAACTCCATATATTGTTAATATTGATAGTCAATCGACTCTAACTCTACAGAGTTCTAATAGAGAGATTACTAATTCTGTAAATTATGTTATCAATAATGCTGCACTATCCAATGTTAATTACTATGAAGTTGCGGCATACTTACAAGCAGATGCCGATCCAACAGACACTATTATTTACATTGCTGACACCAGCAAATTTAAAGCAAATGGTTATTTGTTAATTGGAAATGAGATTGTCAAATACTTCCTCAAGTTTGGTGATAGATTCCTCAAAGTCAAGCGAGGGGTAAATAATACTACCGCTCAGTTCTGGGCTGCAGGAACATATCTCAGACAAATCCCTGATCCAGTATCTGTTGCATACGGTGGTGTTGCTACAATTGAATCTCAGAGCAGTCTTGTTTCTGTCAAAGGTGGTGCTGAAGTAGGTCTCACAGAAAGAGAAACTGAAAGATTAATTATTACTCCAGATGTAACACCTAAAACCTCTACTAGGGTTATTACAGCAGAAATTCAACCACAACTGAACGTTCAGTCAATTAGTCAAATTTCTGCAGACGTACAGTATAAGTTAGAAACTTTTGCTGACAATGTTTTATCATTTACAACAACACAGAAAGAAACAGTTACTCGTTCGGAAGTACAAACAGTACATAGCGAATTTACAGTTAGAAAAGAAGCCACAGAGTTCCTAATCTTTACTCCACCTGGAGGTGTTGTTGATGGTTACGAAGAGAGTGCATTTATTGATGATCCTATCAATACAAGATTGAATGGTTATGTTGATCTACTAGATGATTATGGTGTAACCAAACGTGATGGTACTACCATCTTTGTCAAGAATGCGGTGTTTAGCACATTCAGTCAATATATTGGTAATTACAAAAAGACTAATGTTGGATATATCTTAAAACACTTTGATGGAATATTCGATGATGGGTTTGCAAATGTGTCTGGTTACACACTTGCAGATATTCAATTCTATTTCCCATCTCTAACTATTAGAGATTTTATTGATAGATCAGAATCTCAATATACATTAGGTGGAGACAAATTCAATGTACTGCCTCCGTCTATTCAGAATCCAGTTACTATTAGTTCTTCTACAGGAACTATTGGCGGACCACTTGTCGTACAAGACACGACTAATTTCCCAACATCTGGATATCTGTTCTCTTCAGGTGGATCTATCATTCAGTATACTGGAAAAACACCAACTTCATTCACTGGTTGTACCTTATACAGAGGTCCAAATTCAATCTCAAATGGAGATGACTTGATTCCATTTGCAATTTCCTAAATAACGGTATAAATATAAATAACACAGGCACAAACACTACGTCGGAACAAACCAATGGCTGCTATTATCTCTGATAAGTTTAGAATTTTTAATGCGAAGCAATTCCTTGAATCGCTATCGGAAACTCCCAGTACAAACATGTACTTCTTTGTCGGTCGCCCTCAACCTTGGAAGGCGTACTTAGAAGTATATTCTAAGAGTGCTACCAACTTTACTGTTGGTAACGAGGTGTTTGTTGGAACATATGGTTCTACCGCTTTCCGTGCTACTGTTTCTGCTGTTTATGATGGTGCCCTTCTTCTGACCGACGTTTTTGGCAGCAACGGTATCAACTCTGTTCCAGCAACTGGCAGCACTCTATTAGAAACCGCAGATGGCGGTTCTAGCACCACTTCCGCTACAGCAACCACTGGTGTTTATCGTTACGGTACTGAGGACATTCCCCCTCTACCTCTTGACAACCAGAGAGAAAAGATTTCCCTCTACGACGAAATTATTGCTGCCAAGCGTATCACCACAGATCTAGCAAGAACTGTTGTTCGCCGTTACAACTGGGACGTTGTTGCGAACCCATTCTATGATATGTGGAAACCCGACTACTCTGCTACTCCAGCAGGTGGCGGTCAAGTAGGTAAGCAAACTGCAACTAACGCTTCCGCAATTGCAGATGCTAAGTTCTATGTAATGAATACAAACTACGAAGTATTCAAGTGCCTTTACAACGGTCAAACCCCCGCAAACCCATCTGGTGTAAACGCAACTGAAGAACCATCTACTTCTGGTGCTAATTACAATTCCTCAACAGGCATCTATACAGAGACCACTGGAGGTCTATACATTTGGAAGTACATGTATACTATTCCAACTGACGATGTTCTGAAGTTCTTGTCTTCAGACTTCATGCCTATTGTACTACCATCAGAGTCTACCCGTCAAGCAGTAGAAGCTCTTGCAATCGATGGATCACTTGATGTTGCTCTTATCGAAGATGCTGGTGCTAACTTCACTGATGGAACTGTATATACCAGCGTCAAGGGCGATGGTACTGGTGGTGTTGTAGAACTAACAATCAGTGGTGGTGCAATTACTGCTGCTTCTATCCAAGCAAGAGGATCAGGTTATACTTACGCTAATGTCCTTCTAGGAAATGGCAACTTGTTCTCTGATACTGGATTGTCATCTGCAGTTGTGACTCCATCAAACGCAACTGGTGCTATTGAAATTGTTCTACCTCCTCAGGGCGGTCATGGTTCCGATCATGAACTAGAACTCAATGGTAAGCGTGTAATGACTAACATTCGTCTTACCTACGCTGAAGGTTCTGGAGACTTCCCTGTTGATAACGACTTCCGTCGTATCGGCATCATCAAAGATCCTCTCTTGACTGCTACAAACGCTGCAGCAACAGAATCTACATATTCTGGTCTAAAAGCAATTAAAGTTACTCTAAATGGTGGATCTGGAGACTTCGTTCCCGATGAAAGAATCTCCCAGACTGTAACTGGTGGTACTGCATACGGAACGGTAGTTTCTTGGGTTCTTGACAGTGGTTCTACTACTGCTGGTGTCCTTAAGTATCTCCAAACCAATGACGCACACCTAGATCAAGGTGTTGTAAGAGATTTCGAGAGCAATGGTTCTAACGCAATCTCTGGAGGACAATCCTCCGCTGCTGGTGTTGTTGACACTGCTTACAACACTGGTGGTGGTGTTTTACCTCTACTAGGTCACACCTTTACTTCTGGTCTCTCACCATCAGAAATTAAGAACAACTCTGGTGA